ACCAGAATAGGTCGTATGAGGAGCAAAGATGATTGCTTCTTTGACTACATCAGAAAAGTGATAGGTGATAGTGTTGGGGCAATAAGTGCTGTTTCCACCGTATCCGATGAAATCACCTTGAATGATGTTATCAATCCTGGGGAGATTGTTGAAGCAGGCAATAAGAATCTCTGCAACGCGAGGAGTGTTACCGTGATTACGGAGAATGTCTTCAATGCTGTAATTTACCTTGATTTTCTTACGATTAAAAACTGATTTTGTCCCACAGAAGAACTTACCAGTCTCAGGGTCAGTTCCAAACACTACAGCCGGAGCACCGTCCATCTTTACACTGATGGTAGAATCAGCGGAGAACCAATCCAGAACAGACAGATTGCCCGTCAGGATTTCATCTTCAGGATGGTTCAGATGTTTGTTCTGCATTGGTTTGGTGCTCATACTATAGGGACACTTTCAAGGGCCCAGTTACGTTCACAATAAAAAAGGCACTCATTAAGAGTGCCCATTGTACCATCAAGCAGTTACTCGTTGAGTAGACAGTTGTTGATACTTTTCAGTCACATAATCAATGGTTTGCTTCACATAAGGAGCAATCATTGTAGTGAACTTAGTCACATCTTCACGAAGTTTGTTGACTTCATACTGATGGATTTCCCAGCGAACCTTAATGTCTTGAATGTATTGCTGACGAGTGATAAGAACTTGGGGAACTTTCACTTCAGCAGCAACATTTGCGGTTTGCTTACGGGTGCGGGTCATGCGGACCGTGTGAACTACACTACTGGTACACTTTCAGGGGCCCAGTTTCAATAGACTGCAATGAGTTCTTCTGCTTTCTTCCTACTACCACCTTTTGCTGCGATAGTCCTAGTTACCTGAATCGAATGGATTGTAGCATTTTTGTAGAGTTCTTGTGTAACTGGAGTGTTATGATTTGATATGATTACTTTGATACCTTTTGCAGCAAGAGATTCTGCAAGTTGTGCTAATTCAATCTGCTGGTCATGAGTGAATCCATCAGTTGCATAATTTGTAAAGTTTGCAGTATCCGAGGCAGGGACATATGGTGGGTCAAAGTAAACAACGTCACCTGCTTCTAAGTCTTCATAAAGAGATGGATCTTCAAAAGAAAGTGATGTAAACCTTACCAGTTGTTTGGTGAGGAAGTACATCCTAAAGTTCATCATCTCTTCAGATGGGCACATTGGTTTATCATACTTGCCGAAAGGAACATTGAACATTCCTTTACTATTGTATCGTGACAATCCATTAAAGCAATGACGATTCAAGTAGATAAACAGTCGTGCTCGCTCAGTTGAATCTGTTGCTTGATTAAAGTGTTGTCTTAAATCAAGATATCCTTCCTTTGTGTTATTCTCTGGAGTGAATAGTTCCTCACAATACTTGATGAAGTTATCATCGTTTGTATCTACAAGATTTTGGTAGATGGCAACCAAATCCTTATTCACATCATTAAGGATGTATTGCTCCGCAGGAGTATTCAATGCTACAGCAAGACTGCCACCAAAGGGTTCACAGTAACGCTTTGGACAACCAATATGGGGAATAAGATGGGGCAGAACCCTTGTTTTATTTCCAGCCCACTTCAGAAAAGTCTTATTCATAATTTCATTCCAGGTTTCCACCCCTCTCTAGGACATTCTACTTGGATAACTCTTTTTTGTCCATTATTCCACCATCACTATACTGATGTCAGAACAGATTACGTCCGAATTGTCCACACAGGTAGAATGCCATTCCCTTATCCTTTAGAGTCACATCTGCAAAGGTCAGTGGTGTATAGTAACCGTTGGTTTTAGATGCTTTCGTGCGAATCTGCAGCAATCCGTTAGGTCCAGTGATGGTCGAAAGTTCTTTGCCAGCATTGAAAAGTGTACGAATTCTGTTGCAAATGAACTCATAATCCTCACGCAGTTCCTGATAGTGTTCGGGATGAGTTTCCTCATTCAGAACAGCGCAACCCACATAATCGTTAGAGCGGGTGAAACCAACATACAGAGTTTGCTTCAGTTTCTGCCCGACTTTACTATCATCAAAAGACACAGAATCTTCGATGATTTCAGATAGGCAATGCTTCAACTGTGTGGCAGCAATGCTTTCACCAACCGTGAAAGTCTTAATCTCTCCATCCTCTAGATCTTTGAGGTCAGAAGAGTTAGGAACACCGAGAACAGTTTCTAACAGTTGCCCGCGAGCACCTTTGTTCTTTCCAGGTTTGTCAAATACACTGAAGTCGGTTACTTTCAGTTTGCCAAATACTTGATTTGTGGTGAGTTTTCTCATAATTGTGGTGCTCATAATACAGGTACAGTTTCAGGGGCCCAGTTTCAATCAATGGGCAACTTAGCAGTGCTTTTGCCTTTCTTGTGGTCATCAATGAACTTCCTAGCAGATGCTTCAGTCCTACACACTTTCAGTTGCTCTCCATTATAGATTATCATTAGTTGCCGTCCATAAGGCACGGCTGCATATTCCATATTCTTCCCGACAGTAAATCCGTCCATAAGTTACACTTTCCAATAAATCGTGAATTTCGTTGCAGTGGATGGGTTCTAGGTCGTCCCCAGCGAAAATGCAGAAAAATCAGGTTTTGACCCCTGATGGCCACTGCATTCTCATTGAGACTCACCTGCGAACCGTGCTGATGGCAGGTTCTCCCTGAACAAAGATGGTGTCTACAACCGATTGAACTGCCTTGGCGGTGGTGATACCAACCTTAGAATACACAGGGATGCACACGAGTCCGAAACTCTTGGTGTATTGTCCCAGGTTGCCAGGTTGGATGCTACCATCGCGAAGACCTTTGGCGTCATCGTGATGCAGTCGGATGCAACGTCCGATGGTCTGGGAGATACCGATGAAGTCCATGTTACGCAGGAAAAGTACCGCTTCCAGACCGCTGACGTTGATACCTTCAGCCAGGATGCTGTGGTGCAGAACAACAAACTTCTTGTTGTTGTCCTTGCCCCAGGCAGATAGAGTGTCGAAGAATACTTCGCGGTTCACTTTCTTGCCGTCAATCACAGCACCAGTCTTGGCAGTGATGTACATCCAAGAGAAACCGCGAGACTCCAACTCAGAACAGAAGTCAGTCTCAGAAACCAGCGAAACAATCTGCTTGGTTGCCTTAGCACAAATCAGAATCTTGCTGACTTCGTTGTCATCAATCGTTTCCAGCAGATTCTCAGCGTCGCGGTCAAAGTTGGTTTGCTTGCTCTGTACCATCTCCAGTTGCTTGACGATAACTTTAGGGGGCACAATGAACCCACCAGCAACCAGTTCAGGAGCAGGAACTTTGCAGATTACCTGACCGTAAACTGCCGAATCATTCATGCCTGGTTTACCCACAGCAAGGGAATGTTTGGGGGTAGCAGTGAAGAAGTAGCAGCGACGTGCGTTAGCAGCAAAGTGCTCAGTTGCAGGGAAAAAGTGACGCTGAACAGAATTATGTGCCTCATCAAAGTAGATGGTATCCACATCAATCTCTGCTACCTGAAGGCGCGACAGAGAGTTGTAGGTGGTTACAATCAGGCGATGATTGTCGGCATTTGCTTCAACCCACTTGCGAATCTCATAAGGGCGAGTAGAGGACTCATGATGCGTCTCCCCCGAGTGCACGTGGAAGACTTTAGCGTTGGTGATGAACTCCAGAAACTCAGCAGAGAGTTGCTCTGCAAGCAAAATGCGAGGAGCAACAACTACAATGGTCTTAGGAGTTTCAGACTGCAACTCACGCAAACAATCATAGATCATCTTCAGAGTCTTACCGCCACCAGTAGGAACAATGATTTGACCTTTGTTGTGCTTTTGCATAGCAGCAACGCCACGTTCCTGGTGAGGGCGAAGTTGGATTTGCATAGGGTTGGTGCTCATACTATAGGTGCAGTTTCAGGGGCCCAGTATCAGTTACTATTCTCTTTGTATCTCTGAAGGTCTTCAATCACACTTCTCATTATAGCATGACTGTATCCATTTGCATAGCAAGGAGACTTCTCTATCTCATCAGAATTATAATCAACATTCGCACATACATCATAACCTCTCTGTAGAGTGTTGAGGATGCTATCGAACACATAATCAGGGATTTGAATGTAACTCATCGTTTTCAGTGGTTTGATACCTAAACATAAAAATAGCACGCTCAGAGGTCAATCTAAGCGTGCTGGTGGGCAGTTAATCAACCGCCGAACATTTCATCAAACAAGTCATTCATTTCACTCAGTTCATTCTTGCGGTCAATCATGTTTCTCATTTGAATAAGATGGTCTTGTTCCATCTTAAGTTTCATGAGTTGGTCGCCAAGATAGTGAAGTTTGTTGTTGATTTCCACTCGGTCCAAACCATCAACAGTGGTAACCATGTGTTCCATGCCGTTGATGATTTGGGGTTTTTCGGAAACTTTCATTATAAAGGTGCAGTGCTTATGCTACTGGTACAGTTTCAGGGGCCCAGTTACTATTTGCCTGGGGTGAGTGAGGATTGATATTCGCTTGCTGGTTTTTCTCTCTTTTTCTGCAAATCTGCTTGCAGTCTCTTACCAGTTCTTACAATTCTCTTCTTCTCATCTCTAGTATAAGGTCTCTTTTCACCTTTAGGAAGTAGTGAACCCTTAATCATATGGTCTTCTTTCTCTCCAGAAGTTTTCTTCTCAGGTGCTTTCTTTGAGAGAAGTTTAGTTGCTGCTTTCTCTGCTTCTTTTGCTTTTGGTTTCTCTGCTGATGGAGTTTGTCCTGATTTCTTTGCAGTAATTCTTGCCTGTGCTGCTTTTCTTCTTTCTGCCTTTACTTTTTCAGCATAAGATTGCTTAACTTCAGCACTTCCGCGCTCTTTGGTAGGTTGCTGGACACGGGAAGATGCTGGTTTTTGAGTACCAACATCTTTCCTCTCTTTGTAAGAAACAGGAACTCGCTTAACTTTACCAGTCTCGGGGTCCCTAACTGATTTCATCCTTCTCATTTCAGGAGCAGTCTTCTTGCGTTCTGCACCAACCTTTTGTCCATCACCACCGCGACGGATTTGTGATGAACCCATAACGCTAGCGTCATAGGATGCTTCAGTAAGAACCATAAACTCAGCAAATGTTCTCATCTTTCTTGACTATAGACCCTTTCAGGTATTTAGTCAATAGAAAAGGTCCAGTTTCTCAACTGGACCTTGCCTTTTGTTAGTTATCTTCCTTTAGTTTGTCTTGTGCAGATTTACTAATCTTACATACACGATCTGTTTCATAGAACCATTTTACTCGTTCTCGACGTGCTTGTAAAAGAATGTCGTATTGTTCCTGTTGAGCAGGAGTAAACTTAAAATCTTGACGACGATAAGTTTCTTTCAGTTCGTTCAGGTGAGAGAGCACGTTTACAGTTTCAGTCATAATCAATAATCGTAGTTGCTGTTGAGATAATCTTTCATATTGAAGTTGTTTTCCTCTTCAATGAGGTCGGTTAAGTCTTGTTCGATGAAATCAAATCCTGAGGTTTCTTCAATTTGAATGTCATCAAAGCAGTCCATAAAATCATTCATGCTTACACTATTAGTACACTTTCAGGGGCCCAGTTTCAATCGCGAGACATAATCGCTTTCATCTCTGCTCTCTTTTGTGCTTGCTGTGCTCTTGCTTCAGCACCAATTTCTTGTTGCACGTGTCTAGCTTGAACAGACTTTTGTATTGCCTGACGCTTTGCAATTTGTTGATTAAAATAAGTAGGTTTGGTTGTAGGAATTTGCTCTAATTGCAATTCCTTTTTCAATTCTTTCTTGAGTTGCTCACGTTCCCTTTGCTTTTCAATTCTTTCTTGTTGGGCATCTTTCTGCACTTGAACTCTCTCCTTCTGTGCTTGCATCTGGTCAAGTCTTCTTTGCTGAAGTTCTTGTCTTCTCTGTGCTAAGTCTTCAGATAGTTGGCGGAAAGTTTTCATTTCTAATACTTTTTAGGTATTTAGATTATTCAAACTCGAATGGTCTATTGATACCCCTTCTCGGTGGAGGTTGATATTCTGGAATTGCCTCACCTTCAATTACAACTACAGTTCGTTGATTCTTATCTGTTGGGTAGTGATGAGTTCTTAGTACACCATAAACAATAAAACAGTTAGTGATAAGAATGGATAAAAACATCATAAGGCGAATGAGTGCTACTCTATCCGCCTCTTTATCACATTTACTTGCCTTTTCACCCAGGGACTTCGCTAGCAATCGCCAAGCAGTTTTCTGTTTCTTCATAGATTGATTGACGAGACTTAATGTACTGTAGTTCTTTCCACTGACTATTATAACAAATCACAAGTAATCTTTCGTTTCTGTGAATGGGACAACATTCAAAGTTTACTTCATCTTTTGGGCGAACAACATACTCAATAGTAATGTATTCTTTATCCTTGAAATAAACCCATCCTTCAACACCTTTCGTCCACACAACGTAGTCATTAACTTGTGGTTCATAAGTCATGAGAAACAACTCATCAGCGGGTTTAGTTTCAGCGGCATTGCGGTATAGTTCCGCGTGTCCGTGATATTTACACGAGCACCGACTGTCTTACTATTGATGGGGGAGAAGTATTCTCCAGATTTGGTGTTGTAGAAGGAATGAATAGTTCTTGTAGGAGCACCGCCATTATAGACAAACTTGCGAGTGTTACATAACCAAATACTGATAAAGTTACGTTTGAACTCTTCTGGTTCATAATAATACCCATCGGGAGGAGAATGAATGAAAGAACTTGGGAGTTCAACAGTCATAAAATCTATCTTTAGAGATGTACTTGATTTGCTCTTGAAGTCTTAGGATTTCATGTTGCTGTTCAGTAATCTTCTCTTGAAGTTGACTGATACGATCCTGGTATTGTTTTTTCAAATCAAATTCCAGGCGATTCATTGAAGTGTTAATCATCACACAGTAAAAGTTTCGACGACTCGGGATTCTTCTTCATCAACAAGAGCGAACTGCGATGCCTTCATTACATTTTCTCGAAGTTTACCATAATGCTCTTCCCATTCACCATTGTCCCACTCGGCAATCAGGTCAAAACATTCATCATCATTTTCCGCGATTACATTTAGTAAACCACCGTCACTATGAGTTGATGGTGCATGATAATCAACGATATACAGATACTTCATTGTTGCTTGTAAATTACTCCTTTAGTTTAATGTGAAAAGTGTTGGAAGTCAAGTGGGATTACAGAATAAACTCATAGATGATGTAGTCACTTGTAACCTCATGTTCTTCAGCAAGTTGTTCCACAAAATCCCAGAATGCTTGCTCAGCTTCCATCAAATCTTCTTCAGTCATTCAGATTCTCCTTTCAAAAATAAATACCAAGTAACGACTTCTAGCACAGAATGGAACCGAAGGGAAAATCTAGAGTAGCAATTCTAAAGGAAAGAATCAAACTACTCACTGACCCAGAGGAAATTATGTTAGAAATCGTTGATGTTTTTAAGGACCTAGAAATTATACCTGATGTTGGAATGTATTGCACATTCATTTACAATGCTAAAAGTGTAAGAGATAGGTCAAAAGAAAGTGTAGTCCCATCGACAGGTAAAATCTTTTACGACCAACACCCATTAGTGCAAGTGTTGAGTGTGCAAAGATGGGGGTTTAGAGCATTTAACTATCATTGGACTGGTAGAGGTGAAGAAATCCACAACTACACCTGGGATGAGGTAGCAGGACAGTTGCACATAATCAAACCGAATGAAATGTCCTTTATGAGAACAGTTGATTATGTGAAGTTACAAAGATATCAAACCATTTAAGGTTATTGTATAAGAGGTTTCTTTATGTTTTCCATTGCTTGCTGACGATAATATGATTTGTAGAGTTCATTATCCCTTTGAATTAGAAAGACATTCCACCCAATCATAGCAGCGAAACCTAATGCAAAAGTGATGATGTACTTACGGTTCATGCTACGAGTGCTCCAGAGGGGATTTCAACAACTTCAGGAAGTTTGCTATCATCAAACTGATTCATATTGTAGCATACCCATTCACCATTGCGGAAGACATAGGCATACTCTTCACTGTTATTTGGGAGAAGATACTCGCAGAGGTCAGCATCAAGACGCGGGGGAGAATCTTCACCACGCTCAGAGTAATACATTGGACCAGTTTCAGGGCGAGTTTCGTTCTTCCAACCACAGTTAGTCCAAGGAGAACTCATATCACCACCGTCAATCAGTTCAGCAACTTTATCTTTGGTGGTGTAATGTGTGCGAAGAATGCGACCCATCCACTCAGGATAACCATCCCAGTGTGCGTATGCAGAGAGAATCGAACCATCAGGAAGTTCAAGACCGATTCGTGAACGAGTCGCCATTTCAAACGTTTTGCTTACACTACTGGTACACTTTCAGGGGCCCAGTTTCAATCAACCACCCTTTTCTCTAAGACTGCGAACAAGATACTCAGTAAATGCTTCCATCTTCTCTGGGATTACTGCAGAAGGTTGTTGATTGATTGCTTTCTTCAATGCAGTCATTTCACTGAACTCTTCATCAGTGAGTTTTGTTTTTCCCTTTGAAGGCAGAGTCATACTGTTGCTCCCGTGTTTATGCGCATATCATAACATTATTTAAGGGAGATATGCCGTTTCTTAATGTTGTCTTTATGTTAGTGTTACAGAGTGTTAAGGTTACATATCACCAAAGAATGAACCAAACATTCCAGCATCACCAGGTTTGCGATTCTCCAGTTTGTCCATAATATCTTCAGTTTTTTCTAGGTTATCTAATGCAAATAGAATATCTGCTAGTTGCTTAGATACAAATGGTTTTTCATTGACCGCAGAAGTCCTAAGAGCATTACGAATGTGACTCTTTGCCTCTAGAAGTTCTTCGGTCAGTTTTTCGGAGAATGCCATAATTTTATTTTACTTATAGTATTTTATCAGATTATCAAATATTTTCTACTTCGGATTTCACTACCTTCTTGACAGTGAAAGAACCATTGGTGTTAGATACGAACTCTACAGTATCGCCTTCTACCCAACCAACACGTTCAAGAAGATCATCAGGAAGAGTAACAACACAATCTCCAGTTAATCCATCAACTTCAACAGGGAGAACCCACTTTCTAACCTTATCTTTTCCCCACACATCACCATCCTCACTCACATAAGGTGGAGTAGTAACTATTGGATTAGTAAAGTTAATCTTATCATCATTCCAGAAACTATTCCAAGAAGTCATACACTCGGGTGATGTATCATTGGCATCACAAGTTGTAAAATCAACTACATCGTTAGTATGCAATTTGGGTTTAATTAAATCAGCGGTACTAACACCAAAATGATGAGACAATACAGAAATTCTTGATAGTTTATCAAGATAATAAGAGTATTCTTCTTGGATTGCTTCCTTGACCGTATCGTAGATTTCTTCAGGTGTTGCTTCACTGGAAGAAATCGCATCGTGAAACCAATTAGAAAGATTCCCTAGAGAATACTTCTTATAGTCATCATTAGTCATTGTCTTTTACCTTAGGAGCATTACAGAGATTACAGTGGTATGAGAACCCTGTTTGAAAGTATTTTACACGTTGATAGTGCTGTTCGTCAAGTGGTTGTTCAACTCCACAGTTAGAGCACTTTCGTAGTCCCGATTCCAGTGTTTCCCCAGATTCTCCTTTCTTTCTTACGGAGTTTCTTAAGTTCTTTGTAAAGTTCTTTGATTTGCTGATAAGCATCTTCTGGTGACATCTTATGTGCGATTTCAAGTCCTGCAATGAGACCCACTTTATCACCAAACCTTGCGAGTGCTCGTTCATATTGTGATAAATTTTCATACATCGTTCTTAAATCCTTCAATGGTAATGATATCTATACGTGCATCAACAGCATCAATGGAACTCGAAAGTTCATAGAAGCAGATACTGTTCTCTACATTCTCCGCTTCAAGTGCTTCAATGCGTTCTTGTAGTTCAATGAGTTTGGAGTAAACATCAACATCTGCAATAGGAACTTCACTTGGAGAAAAGAACCATTGAATAAACTTACTAATCATAATATTCCTATTTCTTTAATATACTGCTGATATCTCATAAAAGATTGAAGACGAACAGGAACTCCTAAACTTTCACAACAACGACAGTATGAAATAAATTCCCACCAGGGACTTGTGGGGTCAGTATCACTCATAACAATTCACGCCAGAACTCTTCACCTTTTTGAAGTGCTAAAACTGCTGTTGTGTGTTCTCTTGCGTGCCTACCAAGATCTTTTTCTTCAAAGTAAAGATTAGACCGATAGACAGCACATCTAAACACATCAGCCCACAGTTGCTGATTCGGTGTTAGTTTTGGTTTCATTATGCAGTTCCTTCAATGCTTGCAATACTTCTTCGGTTTCTTCCCATTCCCAGGAATTACCATTCTTATCGACAAAAGTGCGTGTAGTCATACTTTTTAAAACAAACAGAATTAAATTTACCTTTTATTCCACGAAACCTAAGTTTCGTGTGATATGAGTGAAGTTCTACCTTTTCAATGCGGTAGATGTCCCCCTCTATCATTACTTTTCGGGGGTCATCATTAGAACCCCAAGCAACTTGTTCATCGATACAACCAATGTAGATTGCTCGATCTCCTGCCTTAAAATCTTCCATTAGATATGTGTTAGGCACACATATTTAGAGTTTACCTCCCACAAATGAATCATATGTTTGCGTTTTATCAAAACCATCTTGAAGACCTTTAAGATACCATCGTGTTGCAGAAATACAAAGTTCTTCAGACAGTGAAGTAATAATACCCTTACCATCAGGATAGTGAGATTGCCAAGTGCCCCAACGTTTTTGCTCAACGTAGAACGCATCATCAATTAGTTTCTTTTCTGTCATTTTGTAATGTTAGTTGTCTTTGTAACTCGTACTGGACTGGAAGCAAATGGGCCGTGAAGAATGCTTCGTAGTTATTCTTACGAACAAGGTTAGAGATGTTTTCTATCTGCTGTAGGGCAAGGACAAGATTAGTTTTTGATGTCATTTTTTACGCTTTGTAGTGCGAGCAGTGTTTCCAGCGGAATCCACGCTGGGTTTTCGTTTTTGAACTGAACTTGAACTTCTCTTACCCTTTGGTTTAGACTTTTGCTCCACACTTCCCTTGTTTGTTTTACGACTCCGAATGGGTTTTTCATCTCTGTAATCAATTTTGATGGTCTTAGTATCCAGTCTATACCTTTCTAGGTATTTGTCAAGGTGTTCCTGGCACTGGAAATGGCAGATTGTAGGATTCTTTTTCTCACCAAACTCCAAGCGAATTGGGAAGGTATCGTAGGGGAATAATGAAGTGTCAATCATCGTTTGATGGTTTTTTAAACATATCTGGGTTTCTCTGTATCAAACTGATAGAACTTCACATCTTTCATATCTAAACACATCCTTATCGTTTCGTGCTCTCTGTGTTCTCTTGCAGTTCCCTTATATAGTCCTCGCCTTTGATATGCACAGCACCAGACGTTGTAAAAGATTTTAGATTTCTCATTCATCTTCGCTTAGTTCTTCTGGTGTAGGACGATACCAATTACCATCTTGGTCTTGTTTGAATCCAGCATTCAGTTTCTCACGACGTTCTGCTTCTTCAAACATTTCGTCGGGATATGGTTGTGGATTATTGAAGGCATTTAGAACTTTCTGATAATCTTCTTCGGATACTTTTGCTTGAATAGGTTTAGTCATCGGTCCTCATTGTAAAATACAAATCCAGTTGCGGTATCTTCATCATAATAGAAATACTCACTGAAAACTCCTGAAGTAAAATTAGCAAGACTTTCCAGTTCATCACTCCCAGTAGAATGATAGCAGTTCTCTACAAAATTTTCAAGTGAACCAACAAACCCACAGCATCTATCGCCAAACTTTTCAATACTTTTGTCTGGGAAGAGTTCATAGTATACATCTAATACTTCTTGTCCGTATTCTTCTAGGATTTCTTCAAGGTTCATTCTTCAATCTCATTGCTTCAGTTCCTCAGCAAGTTGTAGTAAATCATTCTTATCAAGAACAACTCTTCCATCTTGAGCATTATAAGACCTTACACAGTCAGCTGCAAGTGAAAGAATAGCAGCGACTAGTTTCTCTTCAGTATCAGCACCTTGATTGTTTCGTTGGTCCCATACGAAACTCATAAACTCTTGTGATCTATCAGACATTTTAGTTCCCCCAGTATTCATATCTAAAACCTTTTGGTGTAGAGTAATGAATGTGAACCACATTACTACATCTACGGATGTACTCACTACAGACCCTACACGGTCTAGCGTATCTTAGTTCTCGTCCTCCGTGACCACCAACACGACACACGATAATCGTATCAGCATCTTCTTTTGCTTTGATTAGGGATGATACCTCTGCATGAAGATAAGACTTCATTTCTAGTTGAGGGTCATTCCATATTTTTGCTGCGTTCTTTGCTGCCCAGTATTGAACTGGATGTGTGCGGTTGTAATCATTCACTGCAGAAGAAACAATGCGATTTTTCCTTAGAAGAACTGCACCAATCTTCTTTGGTGCATTAGACGCCATTGCGACTGCTACAGTTTGATTCAGAACACTCTTTTTAAGATGAGACTTATGAGAACGCTGAACGGAAAGGTCAACAATCATTGCTCTTCGTTACTCATCGCATTCATCTCTTCTTCAGTATAATCAGGAGAATCAGGATTTTCGCACCTAGAAAGTTTTGCTTTCAGGTCACGAACTTGTTTTTCCAGTTCATAATTCTTGTTCTCCAGAGGAATAACTTTGTTGCTATATTCTTCTGCAAGATACAAGTCATACTCATCAGCAACCTTTTTCATATCCTCAAAACTACGCATATCATTGAAGGCAAGGTGACAAGCACCTTTCATAATACCAAATTCATTATGTCCCATCGTGCGAGCAATGGTTCCAAAGAAACGGAACAGTTGCATTGAGTTGATATCTTCGGTGGGAATTTCAAAGGTATAATGTTCTTCGGGAAGTATCTCATCATCATAAACTCCACCAGTATGAGTCCATTCAGTGTCGTAAGATACTTTGAGTCGTGCTTTGTAGGTCATTGCTCTGGATTTGTATGTACCTACTATAAAACCCCCTGAAGAAAAAATCAAGGGGTCAGTGGACAGTTTAGAAAGTGTATTCCTTCCACTCATCTATCTTGCAGTTGATGAGTGCAAACTGCATTTTATTGTAGGGTGCTTGTGGTTTCCTAATAAGTTTCATATTGGTATGCTCCAATAACTTATCACCTTTCTTAGTGTTGCAAGATGAACAGGCAACAGTAAGATTCTCCCATGAGTCATCACCACCTTTACATCTTGGGATTACATGGTCAATTGTAAGTCTTCTGGTAGATCCACAATACATGCAGGTATTGTTATCCCTCTTATAAATCATCGCACGGGATGGTTTAGAAGAAATAATTTTGGATAGGGGAACCTTCACATAATTCAAAAGACGAATTACGCGATTAGAAAGAATCTGTGCTTTTTCTTTGAGTAATAATACAATTGCTCTTCTTCCGCTAGCGATATTTAATGGTTCGTAAGAAGAGTTTAATACTAAAACCGTTGTGTTCGGGTGGATTGTTGTTCCAGTCATACCTTTATTAGAGGTTCACATTATCTAGTCAGGTCTCTCATCATTATGAAAGAAATCTACGATATCGTCAATACTATGAGAACCATCAAGGTGTGTAGATGGGTCTGGATTTCCTAAATCCATTGCGTTCATAAAGGCATCAAGACTATCCTCATGCATATTAGGATTTAATGCTGTTCTACGTGCTTTGCGAAGAATAGATGCTGCTGAACGGTTATGATTTGCAAGTTTTTCTGCCCAGATAATATCACTTAGTTCTACAGTTTCCCCTCTTGAAATTCTACCACAGATTTCTTCAAGACGTTGACGATAAGCATTTGATAGCATAAAAACTTGTCCAGATATAGTGTTATTTATTTTTAATTGCAAGAAAGGGGTCATTGAAGACCCCAGGTAACTTTATCAGTCTTCGTGTCGAACAACAGGTAGTTTTGCTGCTTCAATGAAGGATTGACGAAGGATGATATCCACTTTCTTTAGAAAATTTGCAAAATCTTTTCCATCAGTAATTGGAATCGCACTACTATAAGTTTGATTGAATTTCAGATTGTTTTGTTTGCAATATTCGTTATAGAGACTTACAAAACGACAAACAAAAAGAGCAGCGCCTTTGATAATACGATTACCTTGAATAATATCACTTTGACGTAGACATTCGACAACAGGAACTTGGGAGAGAATGGAATGAGACATTCCTTGCTCTTCCATCATTTTACGAATTTCAAGAGCACCTTTTTTTCTATCTGCAAAATAGTGCTTCATCATATCATAGAATGAATCTATTCCGTCATTCTTTTCATTCACTACTTCAATATGAGGACTAAAGACTGATAAAAAGATTGCACCACCTCTTACAAAGTTTCCATAAACATTTTTATCACATTCCTCATCAAGAAAGACTTTAGTTTGCACATCAAGGAATTTCTTTACATATTCTTCCCCAGCTTCTTTTCTTGCGCGGTCAATATAAGTATGAGAAGTGCAGTTAAACTTTGCGTTTTCTAATGTACCTGCAATTCCAATCGAATATGGTTTTAGGAAGTTATAAATGTTAACTGCCCATGGCTGCTTGGAGTGATATGCGGATTTAAACTTATCATCGCTACTTTGATTCGTGCGAAAACTAGCATCTGCATTGTGATTTTCTGCTTCGACACGAACCATTTCTTCTTCACTGATGCCTTCTTTGTGAAAGTTCAGAGTAAGGGAAATTCTTTCATTTTCGTTTTCTGTTACTGCATAAAGCATTGAGATTCGATTGTTACCCTGTGTTGTAACAACTACTCCATTTGGACGAAGATATCCAGAAAGAACACCTGCAGCACCGTGAGAGAATCCTCCCATAGCATTTAAGTCTCTTTCTTGATTACCATATTTCAATGCACCCCCACGATTATATTCGGGGTCTGTCTGACAGTCACCAATTCGTGCTGCTACGATTATACTATCTTGACCTTCATATTCACCCCTAGAGTAGGCTACAATAACATCTTCCATTTTTGGAAGGTTATCAGTAGGTGCTTTATCAAGTACAGATAGTTTTGATAGTTGTTCTTTTACATTATCATCAACTTTTTCTTTGTAAAGTTGAACAAGATTCAAAAGTCGTGCATAAAAGAGACTTTGAGCCACAGTAGTCATAATTTACCTTCCTTTGGTTTCGGTAATAATTTTAATAAATCGACTGTTATGAGATTTAAGTCGATGTTGAAATCATAGCGTGACTTTAGAGTTCCGTCAAGCTATTTCAAGTTTTGTATCAGTCACGTTGTCTTTTCCTAACACCCGAACCATTAAATCCAATGAGCGTTGATGAGGTCTTTGTTTCCAACCGTACCACTTACTTACCTTCCCATTTTCATAAGGAGGAATTTTTCCTACAGAATAATACTGACCTGCAGTTACATCATAAATCTTATCTTCGTATTGTAACCACCAATGATAATCTCCACGATAATCCTTACCACACATCGGAACCAAGCAATCAGTATCCATCAAGTAATAAAGTGCTTGTGATGAATGATAGCAATGACCATACATCGGATTAGTTTTATTTTCTTCTCTATACTTTGGTGTTAATAAGTCTGGAGTAAGTTGTCTTTCAATCAAACCCATTACCAGAGACATATTGTTTTCTGAATACCGATAAGGTTCGAATGTAATCTTTCGAACCTGAAATACCGTATTATCTTTATATCTTGGTCTCTCTACAGTTTTCATTTTTTATTCATTTCTTCCATCATTTCTTTGGCGAGTTTCATAGACCTTCGCCACATCATATACTTTGCCCAGGGCATCCTTGGGTTCATCCACACCCACCACTTTATCTTCTGGTATTGTACCTTAGCAAGTTCCGTAAGAAGATAAAATCCCCTAGCAACTGATTGATCAGTAAGTATCAGGTAAGCAATACAGAAGAATATAACGAAGTAAATGTAATGAGCACTCATTTCCTTATTGTCTTCAAATATTCTAACACAGTATCCCGAACTTCCATCAACTCATTGTAACACTTTTGATTATGAGCACAGTTACGAAGTTCAGAGTCTGGTTTATGAACACTTTCAATAAAAAGGTCAAGACCACGATTCCATTTAACTTCTTTAGATTCTTCCATGTTTAGACAAATAAAATGTTTTGAGTATCAGCAGGGAACTGTTTTTACCTCAGTCCATCTTCGTATATATCCTGGTTGATAATAGTACCCTGGAACTTGTTCTTCGTAATGATAGGTCCTATTACATAGACGCTGTTGATAGTAATAAGGTCTATAATAGTAATAGTTTCCGTTATTAAATGGTCGCCAGAACTGATTCCAAGTAATCGCACCTGCTGGTAATGGAACTAATAATAGAAGTAGCGGAAGTAATCTCATTTTTTATCGTTCTTAATAACAACAGGGCAGAATGGAATAGTCTTACGAATTTCTTGGATAATTTCAGTTTTTTGAATTGGTGTTAGTCCTGATACACTAACTAAACGATTAATGATTTTTAAGGCATCACTGCAGCTAATAATGGTTGTTGTAAGTAACAGAGCAACCATGTCTTTCTCCCTTATTCTACCACTATTTAATCTCCAAAGTACTTAACAAACTCTAAGCATTCTTTAAATTCTTCCCACTCCTTATCAGTGAAGTTATCACTTGCATAAGGAATTCCAACGATTGCTGCACATAAACGATTTACATTGATTGGATACACTTCCTGAGAGAATGCTGTGGTTGGAATAAAAACTAAAAGAGCAATCAGTTTCTTCATCGAATAACTTCCCAGTACTTATCGTTTTCTTCCTTAATCCAAAAGATGTAATCGTTAGCAATGGACTGTAGGAAAATCTTTTCGTCTTGTTTTGAAATTACTTTACAAGAATGCAGTCCATTCATTTCACAGTCAAAGATGTCCTTTGATACTTTAGTTTTCGGTTTTACGTAGATGAATTGACTTTTGAGTTTCATGAGTGTCTTAAAGGGTTTTAAAGTGAGCTTACAGAGTGCTTATCAACCTCGACAAGGGTTATTGTACAGGGTTTTGGGAGGGTAGTCAAGCACCTAGAGATTTGATATAATCCTCATAGAGTTCTTGTTCCTTTTGGTATGCTTCTAACTCCCACGGATGGTTCTCATAATCCAACTGGGAACAATCAATCCCTTTCCAGCAACGAATACCTCTCTTATCTCTTAAGTCTCCACGAATGTGTTGATAGCAGTGATAAAGTTCGTGGAAAAGTGTAGTGAAATATTGTTCTTCCTTAAGACCTGATTGAAGTTCGATAAGGAAATCCCGTGGTCTCCAGTTGCAATCTTGAACCGAGCACCATCCAATCACCTGTTCCCTCTTAAGACCCCTGTGAAGGACTTCTACGGTGATATGGTGTCTGGGTAGGTAAGTCTTGCAGAACCAGGTTACAGCGTCTCTGCAGCGTCTCTGGGAGAACCCATAACCTGATGTATAAAGTTCAATCATTAGATTATAAAATCAAGGACTGCTTTGGTAACCTGTGTGGTCCAATGAATTAAAACTATCAGTGACCCTAGGAAAACAATACGGTCTAAACTGGAGTACCTCATCGGTCTCTGATGAACTGTAGATACTATAAGACCCCTGGGAGTTAGCCAGGGGTCTCGGTGGACGGTTTGGAAAGTGTCTTATGTGGGTTCTTATGAGAGACCACCGTGTGCCGAGGAACACGCAGCAGGTCGATTACGTGCTACAGTTAAGTCTCCAAAGTCAGTTGCATTACCTTCTGATGCTATAGTAATGTAATCTATTACGTTTTGGCCTAATGGTGATATATAACCACCACCAAAGACACCTCTGGTGCTTGATGAACATGCAGATATCCAAAAACGTGCTACTGTTAAATCTCCAAAGTCAGTAGCATTACCTGTAGTTGCTATGGTGATGTAATCTATTGTGTTTGTTGTTGGAGAACCACCACCAAAGACACCTCTAGTACTTGAAGAGCAAGCTGCTAGTCGAAAACGTGCTACAGTAAGGTCTCCAAAGTCAGTAGCATTACCTGTAGTTGCTATGGTGATAAAGTCTATTGTGTTTGTAGTTCCTGATGGAGTATCAAAACCTCCACCAAAGACACCTCTGGTACTTGAGGAACATGCAGCAAATTGTTGACGTGCTACCGTAAGGTCACCAAAATCAGTAGCATTACCGGTGGTTGCTATGGTAATATAGTCTATTGTGTTTGTGTTTGCTGGAATATAACCACCACCAAAGACACCTCTGGTACTTGAGGAACATGCGGCAGGATGAGCACGTGCTACAGTAAGGTCACCAAAGTCAGCAGCATTACCGGTGGTTGCTATGGTGATGTAGTCTAATGTGTTTACTATTGTAACATATGGTGTTGGCGTATAACCACCACCAAAGACACCTCTAGACCCTGAAGAACACGCTGCTAAACCAATACGTACTACGGTAAGGTCTCCAAAGTCGATTGCGTTACCTGTAGTTGCTATAGTAATGTAATCTATTACGTTTGATACTGGATTACCGCCACCAAACATACCACGATCACCAGCATCTTGTGATGATAGTGCAGCTTGTAACCACGTGGTACCAGTATAAAACTCCAAACTATTAATAATAGTATTATATCTTATAGAACCAGTAATCGGAGTAACAGGTCTTTGGTCTGTTGTGCCACTAGGAATATCTAAATCAACAGTAGCAACTAAAGTAGTAGCTGTAATGATACCAATGGTATTTACGCTTCCTGTAGTACCAATACCAACACCAGTTAATTGAGAACCATCGCCTCTATAAGAAGTCGCAGTAATAACTCCTACAGTTAGATTAGGACTTCCACTTAATCCCGTTGCAGTTCCCGTTACATTTCCAACGAAACTAGTAGCAGTTACAATACCAGAAAAACTTGCTCCTGCCGATACATTACCTATAAGTTGAGCTCTAGTAACCGACATTTCTTTATTTTTTAGGTATTTATTAAGATTGCTTCTGCATTGCTAGGAATGGTCTTCCATCATAAAGTTGGTCTTTATAAGGTCCATTACCATCCACATAATGTAGAAATGCCTGAAGATACCATTGGTTCTTAAAAGGTTCTCTCCAGTGATATAAATCACATCCGCGATATAAACAAAGGTCTCCTGGATTTAATTTAATTTCAGTTGAATCTGATTTATCCTCATTCTTACTGAAGTAGATTGGATTAATTTCTTCGCCTTCAGGAAAACCTAATGAAAGAGTTGCTGAGATTTCACATGAAGGACGGTCACGATGAATAACTAACTCATCCTTTTCTTGATAAAGTCTTGTGTAAGTGTATTGTGGCAATAGTCTTAGACCTACAAGTTCACTTAGAGGTTTACATGACTTTCCAAGAACTGTTTCAATCAATGGGTCAGCATAAAATGAGTAACTGAAGGGTGCTTGAGGGTCAACAGTTGCTTGTTGTGCATTAATTCTTACGAAGAAATACTCTTGAATAAAACTTACGAACTCTGGTTCTAGGAAGTTTCTAATAACTTGATATCCGTTTTCTTTAAAACTCATCATAACCTCACTTAAATGCTGGTCCATGTGTCCAACCAACTAAGGTATATCGTGTACCTTGAGTAACTGGTTTAACTTCATGTAATGTATAAGATGGGAAGAAAACTACTCTTCCTTTTTTCTTTCCAATGATTGTTGGTTCCTTCCCTGTATATAAACATAAGTCTCCACCTTCATATTCACTGGGGTCTGAAAGTTGCACAACAAGACTTAACTTACGATTTTCTGGTAGATAAACTCCCATCATTGGGTCAGTGTGCTTATCATAGAACCCACTTTCCTCTTCCTTATACTTTGTGAATTGGAAAGTTTCTAACTTAGTTAAGTCAAACTTAAAGTGTTGCTCATTAACTTGATTGACTACATCAGTAATTCGTTGATAAATCCACTCAGTGTATCTATTGGGGAACATCCAAGCAAGTTTGCAAGCACGAATATCCTTATTGACTGAACCAATTGTTCCACCAATTTCTGCTTGCTCTTCAACGTAAAGATTTCCAAGTTTGATGATTTGATTGACCTCATCTTCACCAAATACATCATCTACGAATGCAAAGGGTTGGTAATCGTGATTTTTTAAATACCAAAATTCCTGAGTTTTATTTTTAAAATCATCAGGATTTATGACTGGTGGTATCTTATTGAGGTCGAATTTTTGTTCAGTAAAATATGATGAAATCATAATCAAAAAGAAGTTACATTATCTAGTTTAGATTGAAATGGTTGTCTCTGGCCATCCAGTGGTGAAATCGTAAGTAATGATATATTCAAAATTATTTAAAGAATTGATTTTATTTGAGTGTTCTATTTCAACTGATTGCTTATCCTCATTGAATTTCTTAAGAGCACTAATCATTAACTTAAAATCATCTCCAGTAAATTCTTTTCCATCAATTTCTACTACATCATCAACACCAGAAATTACAAGACTTAATGCAGTCTTATATTCAGTCAGTCTTGCAAAATTCATTGGAAGACCATTGATTGTTGGATTTAATTCCAAAGCATATGATGAAAGTTGCTGTGTCTTGGTTATCATTGAGTGATACCAATCAGCATAAGATGGAAATTTCTTATCTGGATTTTTATTGAATTGATTTGTGTTTGGATCATAAAAGTCACCTTCTGAAATATTGAAGGGACATGGGATATACTTAGATGCTACTTCAGGACAAAAACAGTCTTGAATGGAGAAACCATCTGGTTCTTTAAAGACATCTTTTACTTGGTTGTTTTCTATGAGTGCGTAACGCATGGTTTTTACCTCCTTACCATTCTACGATGACGATACCGGGACCACCGGCACCACCGGCACCCGCTACAAGAAAACCTCCAGCTCCACCACCACCACCGCCACCAATGCCACCGACGCGACCAAATTCATTTGATGGACTACCTACACCTCCGCTGCCACCACCACCGACGCTTAATCCACTTTCAAAAATATCAAAAGGAAATCTATTTACAAAACGTCTTGTAGTTACTGGGGTTGATGTTCCGGGAACACTTGAACCTGAACCATTTCCTTTTTGAGTTCCGGAAGCACCACCAGATGCACCAAAACCTCCTCCAACTCCTGTTGGTGGGAAAACACTTGGCGAAACTGATGGACCTGTAGCTCCTGTTGCATTAAAATCTCCATTGATACCAGATCCACCTGTTCCTCCAAAGATAATTGATCCGTTTGAACCGCCAGTTGCCGAAACCTCACTTCCAAAAGAACTTGTTCCTCCACCTGGAGTTCCTACAGTAATAGAGTAAGTTCTTGGTGCAGAGAAACTGGTGATTACTTTATGAGCATATCCTCCACCACCTCCACCACCACCTGCAACTCCGGGGTTGCCGCTTGGACCTAATGTTGATGGACTTCCATTACCACCAGCACCAATAACTCTTACGCGAATTGATGAAATGCCCGGATTAACTGTAAATGTTCCTGGAGAGTCATACACTCTAAAATTACCAGTTCCAAATACTTCTAATCTTCCATTACCACTATCACTTCTAAGACCTACAGAATCAAAACCAATTAGAATAGAATCACGTCCACCTATAAAAGTATTGATGTCTGCCCAGGTAACACCAACTCCAGTAGACTGAAGATATTGTCCTGCGTTACCAGTGCTATTACCTACAGTAATTGTTGATGTTACTGTAATAATTCCAACATTAACGTTACCGGTTACATTACCGGTTACATTACCAGTTACATTTCCCGTCAAATTACCAGTTACATTGCCAGTTAAATTCCCATTAAAACCAGTTGCTGTTACTATACCAGCAAATGCAGAACCGCTAACAACATCGCCTACTAATTGTGCGCGAATTATGGACATTGTATTTCTTTTTATATCTATTTATTATATCAATACTCTTTTAGTATCTTATGAAACTAAGGTTATGATTACTTGTCCATGAGCACCTGACCTTGCTCCAGATGTATTTGTTTGACTGGTTCCATTATTATAGGAACCTCCACCTCCACCGTTTCCATAATAAGATCCACTACCTCCACCGCCAT